GGTTAGACCCGCAAGATTGAAAAGCAGGGATTCTCGTGCTTCCATGGCCCAACCTTATAACATTTCCCAAGTCCAATCACACCCTCAATTTGTTTGAAACCCATATCAAGAGCGATGCAGTCGTATTTGGCTACACATCATTAGAGGGTAAGCAGAAAGAATTTCGGTTCCCGTTAGCTGGGTTCAAAGAAAAGTATTTAGAGCAGTTCATATAACAAGATATATCCTCGGCCTTTCGGTCGGGGATTTTTTTATAGAATTCTTCGCTGCTAAATATGCTATAATTAAGCCTAATATTCGCATAAAGAATAGCTGTATTTATAATAAATTAGAACCTAACTAAATAGAGGCTATTTATGAATGTAGAAAGGCTCAACCTTATAACCTATATATCACTAATTATCATAGTAATTGCATTCTTTTTTTGCCTGTTCTATGTTAGCAGGCAAAGAAAGACAGGGGCACTTATTGCCAAACGACGTTGGATTGAGCAATTACCCTCTATGATTTCTACTTTGGGAGTTCTTGGTACATTTGCAGGTATTACAATAGGTCTTCTTTATTTTGATACGGAAGATCTTGATGCCAGTATTCCGATACTTCTTAGTGGATTAAAGACGGCTTTTTTTACCTCATTAGCAGGTATGATTGGGTCTCTATTTTTATCCAGGCAGGTTAATTCGGCATTAGATGAAAAAGATGGCGGTATGTCGGATATAGATATGGCCGCAGGTCAAATTTGCAAGGCCGTAGATGCGATGAATACTACAACAAAAGAAGCTTTTGAAGAACTGAGGAATCAAAATAAACAGCAATTAGAGGCTCAATTGCATTTTTACCGAACAATAAGCGAGACGGTTTCTTCTTTAACAACTAATATCGGAGAATTGAAAGGGTTCTCCAAAAAGTTTGATAATGTCGATGCCGTTACAACCTCAATCAATAGCTTCATTGGTGAATGTCTTGAAATTACAAGTGGTATTGCAGGTGCTCAAAATGAAATATCGGATGAAATTAAAAATTTCAGTATGGTGTTGCGTAGCGAAGTAGACGAGATTGAAGAAAAGATGAAAGAAACGAATAACCTGCTTGTTGGAAAATTTGATGAATTTTCGGAACTCCTCAAAAAGAGTAATACGGAAGCCCTTGTAGATGTAATGAAAAGCGTTACCGAAGAATTCCAAAAGCAGATGAATTCGCTTATAAATAAATTGATTCAGGAAAATTTCGATCAACTCAATAAAAGCGTGGAAAGTCTGAATGTTTGGCAACAGGAGAATAAAGAAATGATAAGCTCCTTAACTAAACAATATAAAGAGATGACTGCCAATTTTGAGCAAACATCCACAACGTTGACCAAAGTATCTGGTGATACTCGTTTGCTTGTGAGCGATGGTGGCAAATTGAGGCAATTGATTGATGCGCTCAATCAAGTTATTATTGAAGATCAAAAATTCGTTAAGATCGTTGCTCAAATCGAAGAGACGGCTACATTGAGTAAAGACAATATGTTGCAGTTTGAGGAATCGACAAAATCGCTTAATGAATGGGTTCGTAAACAGCGAAATTTCGTTGATGGGGTACAGATACTCATTCAGAAGTTAGAAGAACTCAATAAATTGCGCGATTATAACGAACAATTTTGGCAAAATACTAAACGCAGTTTAGAAGAGGGCGTGGGATTCATTACACAGGGTTCGAGAACACTCAACACACAACTTACGGCATTGGACAAACAATTTTATGCCCGATTGAGTACCACGCTGGCTGAACTGGATGCTTGTATTCAAGCAATGATTAGAAAGAACTGATTATGGCTAAATCCAATGTGTGGATGTCGGTTTCTGACCTGATGACGGGGCTGATGATTATTTTCCTCTTCATTGCCATTGCATATATTAGTCGTGTGCAACAGAATCAGACTGTGCTTACAGATTATATCGAGACAAAGAATAAATTGTACGACAAATTAGTTTCTGAATTCAAGCAAGATACCGTTAAATGGCAAATGGCAATCGGGAGGGACTTATCCATGAAATTTAATAATCCGACAGTTTTGTTTGCACAAGGTAGCGCATATTTGACCCCACAGTTCAAATCAATTCTCGATGAATTTTTACCGAGGTATTTCGATATTTTGCTTAACGATAATTTAAGAAGCAAAATTCAGGAAATTCGTATAGAGGGTCATACAGATAACGTCCCATATCCTAAAAAACATGCAGATCCCTATATTGCAAATGTTATTCTCTCTCAAGAGCGGGCTCTTAATGTGTTAATATATCTTCGACAGATGCCCATATTTCAACAATATACAAAAGAGCAGAAAGAGTTGTTGGAATTTTGGTTCACGGCCAATGGCCTTTCGTATGGAAAATCGCTGGACAGTAACGGTAAATATACCTATAAAACGAAGAATGAGATTGATCCGACTGCATCCCGTCGTGTGGAATTCCGCATCGTGACCAGCGGAGAGGAAGTGCTTGAAAATTTTGTAAATAAAAATGCTGAATACGATGGCCAATGACGAACCTATTTACAAATTTGAAAGGTTGAAGTCCTTGCTAAAATCAATGGGGTATCGCATTGATAAAGCCATTGGCTATAAACCCTTAAAAATTGAGGACGTTGATATAAATGATATTCGTAAAAATATCAAATTTACAGACAAAGGCATTTTTTTAATTGACGAGGAGGATAATCAAGAGCGTCAGATTTTTCTATATAAACGAAATTATCGTTTGACAAAATACGGGAAACCGCGTTTTCATATTCGAGAGTGCCAGACAATTCAAGATTTCATAAATTCAGGAACATTAAAATCTGAATATCGGCGAGCCAATACGGACCCAGTTTCGGTTAAAGATATGGATAATAACATGCAAGAGGTAGAGATTCGCAATCTTCCTCTTTGCAAATACTGTATGAATATGGCTTTAGGGGAATACTCTGCAAATATGACATCTGCTGATTTTGTTGAAATATTGAAGCGGGCAGATGATTCATACGAGGAGGCCCAAAATAAAGATATAGAGGTTGATATATTTGGTTATACAAAAGATTGGACAAAAATTAGTCTTGCCTACCGAGAGTTGCATGAATACACCTGTGAGAAGTGTGGATTGCATATAACAAATCCATTCGACCAATTATTTATGCAAACACATCATAAAAATGGAAATAAGGTAGATAATAGACAGTCTAATTTGCAATGTTTGTGTATTCGTTGTCATGCAAATATAGACGCCCGACATAAAGCTAATTTTGCCAGAGGAGGCAATCGAATTACTCTGGAAGATTTTAACACAAAGTATCCTCAATAAAACAAAAGCAACATACACTCTCTTAAAAGGAGAGAACAGGGAGGAGGGGAAAATTTCTCGCGCGTTTTTCTGCCCAATTCCCGTCTTTTTTCATAACTTTAATTAATTATTATTAACCCTGCAACTTGTGTAAACCGCTGTGTAAACCGCAAATATCGAAAGGAGTTTTCTGCAATGGAAATGTGCCCCACAACGCACTCTTACGCACATTTAGCCCATAGCTCAGTTGGTCAGAGCAGCGGACTCATAATCCGAAGGTCGTGGGATCATGCCCCTCTGGGCCCACTTGAAAATCAGCCATTTACACACAGGTAGATGGCTGATTTGTTTTTCATTTACACACAATTTATACACAACTTTGCCGATTTTTAATGCTGTTAAACCTCGATTGACCCCATCCGAAAGGTTTGACTTTACGCGTTTACGCGCGCACAGACGGCGAAAAACTCCCGGCAACCTCGCACGCGCGTATAGACGCGCAAAAATTCGCCTTGCTGAGTTAATACATAGGCAAACTGCGGCCGGCTTTGTATTCAACGGACGGGAATTTCCGCCGGTTGTTCACGCACGCACGTAAGGATGTCGGAAAATTCCTCGTAGCGGGATAATACGGCGCAATGTCGATAATACCGTTGTGCCTCCAAAAGGCCAGCAGGGCCAGCAACAGCAAACCCAGCCGCCCGGATTGACGGCTGGGGCAAATAATCGTTCCCGAATGAAGTTGAGAGGTCTCGCAATCGAAGGTTATTTTGTGCTTCAAGATTCCCGGCATAGGCGCTGATACAAACAATCCGCAGCCATTATTACCCGCACAATCCTGCGCAACGCCCATATCGCAACATCGGGGCGGATGTCGGGGCACGCTGCGTTTTGTTTCAACTCTTTCAAATCGTCGAGGGTCTCGGCGACGGATATTTCGTGCAGCACGTTTGTGTATTGCTCTACCCACTGCATAAGCCCGTCAATTATTTCGGCGGGGGATATATCGTCGTTTGTTTGCTTCATCGTGTATTTGAAGCTGGCGATTTCGTTTGCAATTGTCTGTCTGTTGTAGTCCATAGCGTTAAAATTTTATTTATTGGTGAAACAGTAGCATTTATTCATCGAAGGGTCGAACGTCGAAAATTCGCCATCCTTTTCCCATTCCCGGACGGTATAGCGCCCCTTCGGAAGATACCCTGCCCGGCGGACAGCCTCGGCCTCGGTGGGGAATGTCCCCAACCGATAGCCGCCGTATGTCAGTTCGTAGATCATAGTTCGGTATTGTTGGACAACGTACATAAATTTTCCGTCATGGACATCACGGCCAACTTCATTACCTCGTCTTGCGCTTTGCCTAATGCGCTGTCAAATTCACTGTTCACCTCATTGACCGCCGAGCCGCCGTAATCCATTTCGGTAACTTCCGCCGCCTCGCCGCAGAGGTCCGATAATTTGATATAGATAGCCAGGTATCCGGCGGTCATCGGACTTAATTTTACGTTTTTCAAATCTTCGATAGTCATGATTTTATAGTTTTAATTGGTTAGTTCAACATTAATTGCAAGGCTTCGGCGATCTCCGGACACTCCCGGCCCGCCCGGTCCCATACGGCGGGGACTTCTGTAAATTCGCTCATCTCGTCGTTGCACAACCGGGCCGAATAGTCAACGAATATCGTGTACCCCTTGTGGGTAATTTCGAAACCTTCGCTTACGCCGTCGCAGTTGAAGGTGATGTAATCGGCCGCCTTGCGGGCCATTGTCCGAATGTCGGACCGGGTTAATTGTTCATTCATTGTTTTATCGAGGTTTTGCGAGAATCTCGCTATTTTTCAATTTCCGTAATAGGTGTTGAGGGGCGGTACGCCCCCGGTTATCGTTAGTCTCCGTAATACGTTCTGCTGTTGCCGTAGTAGTCGGCCGGAACATTTGCCAGCGGATGCCATTCCGCAACCTTCGATTCCTCCATCAGGCGGTTCTCGATTATCGCCGTCATGACCGCCAGCTTCTCGTTACGCCAAGCCTTGCGCAGGCAGGCCGAAAAGGTCATCGAAGCGTTGGCACGTTTCAGATACCAGGCGTTGCGCATGATCTTCGATTTGTTGTAGGTTGCTTTCATGGTCTTTACGTTTATTTCAATTATCACGACACAAATTTACGTATAATAAAATTAACGGCCAAATAAAAGAGGATAAAAGTTTACGTAAACTGCGATTATTTTTACCAAAATTGCGTTTTATGGATATTTTGTCCTATATTTGCACTTGGAGAAACTTTTAATATATTGCAACTATGTTACAACTTAAGGATTTATTAAGGCGTAAAGGAATGACCGCAAAAGAACTTGCGGTAAAAATCGGCATTAGCGAGGGTGCGTTATCTAAGTCGCTTTCGGGTAATCCAACACTTGAACGCATCGAACAGATAGCCGCCGCTCTCGGTGTATCGGTTCCCGAGCTTTTCGCCCCTCAACCAACAAACACAATCACCTGCCCGAAATGCGGGACGGTGCTGGAGGTAAAGGAACGGGAATAGCCTCCGACTGCTTGCCGTTGGGCTGGGGCTCGCTTTACAAAACATTCACTTTTTTTGTGGATATTTCTAAATAAAGCGTTATATTTGCCATTGAAAACAATACGGCACGATGTTTATAGAGTTTGACAAAGTGTATTTGCGGGAACTGTTCGAGCAGGGACGCACGGGCGACAAGAAGCACCGCTACCAGCCCGAGGTGATACGAGGATATTACAAGTGTATCATGCTGTTGAAACGGTCTGCAAACGTTGAGGAGTTATACCGGATCAACTCGTTAAATTACGAGGTTCTGCAAGGTGATAAGGCCGGTATATCATCGGTTCGGATCAATCGCAAATACCGCCTTGAATTTACCGTAAGGGAGGTAATGAACGAACAGATAATAACCGTATGCCGATTGTTGGATATTAGCAACCATTACAAGCAGTAGCGATATGGAAACGACAAAGAAAATTTACGCACCGCATGAATTGATATGCGCCGAACCGATCCACCCCGGAGAAATGCTCAAAGACGAATTACAGGCACGGGGCATATCGCAACGGAAATTTGCCGGTATCATCGGGATGCCTTACACGGCCTTTAACGAGATTATCAACGGGCACCGACCGATCACGACCGATACAGCATTGAAAATCGAGGCGGCAACGGGGATAACAGCCAATTTGTGGATAGGCTTACAATCTGACTACAATATGCAGACCGCCCGCCGAGACACCGGACTGTCGGCGGTGCTGGATCAGATACGCAAAGCGGTTGCGGTACTGTAAAGGTCGGGCGAAAGCCCGACAGAATAACTGTTGCGGTAAACTTATCAAAGTGGAGAAGGGAGAATAGTAACGGAGACGCCAGCGCATTACATATATTTCTATCCGGGGTTGCAAGGTTGCACCCCTATATAGGGGATGCAACCTGCAACCCAAGGTATATAGACAGAAAACTATGGAATTACAACCTATCCAAAACAAGATATACGAAATATGAGCTTACCACATCCGTATTGAAAATAATTCAAATATTTAGCAATAATAAACATATCTTATTCGTCTATAAAATGGGTTAAATTCCAAAAGATCAAAATAAAATTATCACGATATTTGCATCCTATAATTCAACACGATATATTTGCGCAATAAAATACACTATCATTATGGCCTACCCTGTATTATCTATTGCCAATAAAATTTTGGCATATGGCGCAGCTGCAAATGACGAAGGGGAACTTTTTTCCAATATGAAACTCCAAAAATTGCTATACTACGTGCAAGGATTTCATATAGCAGTTTTTAATCGTCCTTTGTTTAACGAAGACATTGAAGCCTGGATGTATGGTCCTGTGGTTCCTGCGGTATATGAATATTACCAAGAGAACGGAAATAAAGGAATCATGCCTAATGAAAAACCCATTACTTTAGAAGCAGAAGAAGAAAGTTTATTTAATGAAGTGCTTCGCATTTATGGAAACTACTCAGCGATTGGTTTGATGAATTTCACCCACAATGAAATGCCTTGGCAAAGCACGCCGACAGGTAAAGGACACATTATAACCAAAGAAAAATTAGGCGAATTTTTTCATACTCGCTTGGCGTAATTATGTCTAAAAACAACAGGAGGAAGATCATTCCCCCTCAAGATGAATCAATTAGCATATCGCTAAATCATATTTACAAAGAGAACTACCCTTTATTTTGTTTCAAATACCTAAGCGAAACATCTATTTCAACTTGTAGGGACCATAAATTCTTCTTCGAGTTTTTAATTAGACTCCAAAAAATATCACAATTAGGTTGGCCAGAGATTAGAACCGCCCCTCGTCATGGATTTGGAATGGAGTCTATATCCGTTGATCAGATCAAGCCCCAACTACCGGCATGTATAACTCCAGACGTAAGAAAATTGCACGTTTTTAGAGCAACGGGAGATAATCATCCATTTATAGGGCTCCAAATAGACCGCATTTTTAGAGTTCTTTTTATTGAAGCCAACTTTGGAGATATTTATGATCATGAATAAACAGATAGCCACCTCAAAGGGTGGCTATCTGCGTTCAAAGCCAACAGCAGAGAAATAGCCGTTAAGGAGGAGGGGGGGGGTACTTTATCGAGGCGGCTTTATTATTGCAAAAATGTAACTCGACCGCCTCTTGGCTATGTGTGAGTGTGTTTAATGTGAAAAACACATATCACACATATTTCTGAACCAAAATAGTTTAAGTATGTTTGCAATATCAAGCAAGAAAAAACATACAGAACCGATGCAATAATTCGTGTTTTTTCTTGCACAATGTGCCGAAGATTAACACCTTTGTCGCAGATGCTTGTGAAGTAGCAAGCCACGGACAAAACCGAAATAACAAAATCAAAGGGTCTGTTGGCACAAGCTGGCAGGCCCTATTTATTAACTTAACCGGGTGTGAAGGAGCACCCTAACAGACGCTATGACAAATATAACGTCAATGATGGAAAACGGAGCCAATATTACCGTAGCCATCACATTGGAAGATTTGAGGCGGTTCCATCAAGAGGTAATCGCCGACACAAAAAAAGAGTTGGAGGCGCAGATCGCCGAGGACAGAGGCGAGAGGTATCTATCTATCAAGCAAGTATGCGAAATGTTGGATGTAGATCCCAGTTCGCTATGGCGGTGGCGTAAGCGAGGTTATCTTGTCCCTGCCGAGATCGGCGGTAAGCGTCGCTACAAGATGTCGGATATTCGTAGAATCTTAAACGGGAGGGCCGCACAATGAAAACAAGAAAAGCGGCCGTAGCCGCCCTAATAAGTACGTACAAAGATAATTATAATTCGGAACCCATCCAAGCCGACACGCAAAAAGCTCGCAAGGCTATCGCCCTCGAAATGCTCAAAGGAGGAATGCAGGTTACGGCTATGGGCCTAAACGTGATGATTGGCGGTAATGATGCCCGGCGGTGGATGACCGAAGTGCGACGGAAGGCAGACGGTTATGTGGTTCGAACTTATCCCTTGCGGAATCGTAGAGTCGTCTATCGGTTGGAACGGATCAATACGGATTATAACCTCTTCAGTGGACAGGAGGCCGCCGACCATGAATAAGCCCCACTATCGGAAGCCGCAAGCGGTCAGGGAACTCGAACGGATGGCCCTCGACCATTTCCGCCGAGATCATCCGAATTTTCCCGAGTATGCCATCCCGCCACAGTCCTATCGGGATAATACGGCGAACGGCTTGACGAAATGTATTGTGGATTACATTCGCCACAATGGCGGCCAGGCTGAAAGAGTCGCCACGATAGGGATGCCTGAACAAAGAGGTGGTCGGATCGTATGGCGCAAATCGAATACCACGAAAGGAAGTGCCGATATTTCGGCTACAATTGCAGGCCGGAGCGTCAAAATTGAGGTGAAGATCGGCCTCGACCACCAAAGCGAGGCACAACGCCGTTATCAGGCATCTATTGAGCGGGCAGGTGGCCTATATTTCGTTGCCAAAGATTTCACAACTTTCGTCGAGTGGTACAGCGAAAAATTCAATCGGGATTGCTATGGAAAATCTTGAAACGATCAAACTGTCTAAACAGCAAGAGTTGGCTCGCTACCGTCGGCGGACGGATGCAAAGCCCTATGTTGTCAATAAATTGAGAGAGCAGATCGCCGCTCTGGAAAATTGCGTGGACCTGAACGATAGCAAGGTCGATAATCAGTTATTGATTTTACTGCGAGATACGTTGTATAAGGCCCTATATGTCGAAAATCGTGCTGATATCCTGATTGTCGGAATGCGCCTCACTAATCACCCCGAGATTGAACGGGTGGACCTGGCCGACCTGGTGTATAGTACCAAACTCGATGATCCGCAAACGGGTCTCTATGAATTGCTGGAGATCGGCCGCTGTATTCGAAGCGATAAGGCCGTCGCCCGGCTTACCTTCCGGCATATTCTCGAAGGATTGGATAACTTCAAAGTGTAGCTGATTATGGGATTCGTAGACGATGTCATCATGGGTGAGCCAGGATCGTCGAAAATTGACATTTCTGCTCTTGTTATCGACCTGTCGGAACAACTCCCCGATCCGCAACCGATCGTGCGAATTTGGGGCAATCTAATTGCTTCTCGGGGCAATGTATCGACCGTGGTAGGCTTGGCCAAAAGCCGGAAGACCTTTTTGACCGCTGCCGTGGCTTCGGGATTTCTTTCTTCGTCCGACTTTCTGGGGTTTGATACCCCGGCCACGGGCAAGGTAGTCTATATCGATACCGAACAGGCCCGGGCACACGTGCATAAGGTTGCCAGGCGGATTCTACGAAGCATCGGCTTGCCGACCGACCGCAACCACGATCAGCTCGTCGTGGCAGCCTTGCGGGAGCTGACGCCAGATCAACGCCGGGAGGCCACAGGCGAAATCCTTCGCCGGTATAAACCCGATCTGCTGATTCTCGACGGCGTGGCGGACCTTTGCAACGATCCGAACGACCTGCACGAATCGGAGGCCCTGACTTGTGAGTTGATGCGCTGGAGTAGCGAGTATGATAACCACATACTTTGTGTGCTTCATAGCAATCCAGGCGGAGAGAAAGCCCGAGGGCACCTCGGCTCTGCATTGCTGCGTAAATCGGAAACAGTGATGCTGGTAAAAGCAGATGGTGAGACCTCGGTAGTCAGTCCGCAGTACTGTCGCAATGAACCATTCACAGAGTTTGCATTTCAGATCAACGCTTCCGGGCTTCCGGAGTTATGTGGCATTCCAGCACCTCAGCCTAAAGAGAATGTTTTTACTGAGATCATGGAGGCAGGAAAGGTTTATGCGCACTCAGAGTTGATTGAAATGCTAATGGAAGCGGTTGACCTCAAAGAAGGAAGTGCTAAGTCGAAGATTTCCCGTGCAGTCAAAGCCGGGACAATCGTGAAGAATCAAGCTGGCGGTTATTATCTTCCGGGGTCGCAAACTGAGGTTTCACAACCCGAGTTGCACGATGAACCTTTCTAAATATCTATGTTACGTTACAGGCTTGTGGGAGGCGGGTTGCAGGTTGCATCCCCTATATAGGGGTGCAACCTTGCAACCCCACCCGCCCCAAACGGTATGAAACCAATAATAAAACAGAAAAAGATTATGACACAGCCCAAGAAAAAGACGGCATTTGTGCCGTGCAAATCATTCAAGCATGACGGTGCAACCCTTACGGTCGGAGTTGCCGAAGTGACCGTAAATCGCCAACCTAATCCGTCAGAGGTGTATTTGTGTGTTAAATACTTCGGTGATGAGGGCACTCCCGAAGCGGTCGTTACTTTCACGCCGGACAAGGCGGTAGAGATCGCAGAGGCTCTGTTGGGGTTTGCGAGGGTAGCCCACAAACAGGATGGGCGGGTATAAACCCGCCTATCCTCGAAAGCAAGGGCCGTAAACTGTTCCCCCGCATTTTGGTTCCGACAAGCCAAATGTACTAAAAACGGGGGAATGAGCAGGATGAATCCAAAAGAAAAACGCAGAGGCGGCCAGCGGGACGATTCCGAGGTCCATATAAGCTATTCGAGGGGGCGGTTGATGCAGCTTATTGTGGACACGGATCGGAAACTCGGGGCTAAATATGACCACGACTTCAAATATCACTTCAAAAAAGATAAACTATTAAATATTAAAATGTTATGAAAAAAGAAACCAAAATCTACACGGAGTATTGCATCCGGAATCAAATCGCCGCCGGAGGATCTGACGATTGGCAAATTCGTTTAGGGAAATACGTCATATCATTGCAATACGTGGATTGCCCTGGCGATGGCTTCTTGGGCCGTCTTGCGCCTTTGGCGGGGCGTGTCCCGCAGCGTTTAGTCGCCGTTGTATATCAGAGAAATCGAGACGGCCAGATCAATGCCATCCGGCAAATATCGGTTCCAGCAAAGGGCGCCAGCATTACGACCGACAATGCGACGGTTTTGAAACTGTTCGGACATGACGGACGTTTATGCGGCGTTGAGGTCTCCAAATCGAAAGGTCCCTATTTTCTTGGTGGTAAATGGGGGCGCATATCTGCCACCCAGCCGATCCTACCGGACGAGCATAGGCGGGGAATAACCTATGACACGGAGCGCTGGATCAGCATGAAATAATTATTGACTATTTAATCCATATAGAGAAGTATGGCACAGGATTCCATTCACAAGATCATCACAATCGAGATCGAATACTCGAAACTTATCAAAAGTTGGGCTGAAGCGCAAAAGGTGATAGATGAGACCCGGCAGTCTATTAAGAACCTCAAGAAAGAGGATGCAGACTATTACGAGAAGATGGCCCGGTATAAAGCCGTAATTCGGGATAATACCGATGCGCAGCGTCAATACATGAAGCAGATTAACAAGCAGGTCAAGAAGGAAGCGCAACTCGATGGCTCCGTTAATAAACTCCGGAGCGATATTTCGAAGTTGGCAAAAGAGTATTATGCGCTCTCCGAAGCTGATCGCAAATCGGCAAAAGGAATGAAGATGGCCGAACAGGTCCGCAATATGCAAACGGAGGTGAACAAGGCCGAGCAGGATTTGCTGAATTTCCGGTCCAATGTCGGCAATTATGCAAGTGCGCTTAGTCCGCTTTCTTTCCAGGTGCAACAAGTGGCCCGGGAACTTCCGTCGCTCACGATGTCCGCCCAGCAATTTTTTCTGGCGATTTCCAACAACCTGCCGATGCTTGCCGATGAACTGAAGCGAGCTTCGGCCAATAATAAAGCGTTGCGAGCCGAGGGGAAAATGACGATCCCGGTGTTCCGGCAGGTTATTTCGTCTATCTTTTCCTGGCAGACGGCTTTGGTCGTGGGCATTACCCTGTTGACGGCCTACGGGAAAGAGATTGGGGCGTGGGTAAAGGGATTGTTTAGCGCAGGTGATGTGTTGTCGGATGTTGCTCAATATACGCAAGACCTCAACCGGGCCATTGAAAACAGCCGATCAGAGTTGAAGCGGGAGTTTGACGCCCTCCGTGAGGCAAAAAAAGGTACAGCCGAATATGCCGCCGCCCGCAAAGTCATAGAGGATAAATACGGGGACTATCTTTCTAACCAAAAGGAGGAGATACGGAATTTGGAGGACCAAAAGGCGGCTTATGACGCCCTTGCAGGCAGTATTACGGCGGCCGCTATTGCTAAGGGTTTGGAGGAATCCAATGCCAATGCCTCCGAAGAATACGGTAAAACGATGGACAAAGCCTTCGAAGGCGTGCAGGATAAGTTTATTAAAAAATTCGGCCGGGAGGCCGGGATCGCTTATTTTACCGAGTTTCGTGCCGGGTTAAATAGTGAAATTCCGGAATTGAAAGAGCGTGCGCAGGAAATATACCGGATGTTCAATGAGAACATTACAAAAACTCGGACGACTATGGCCGGTAACCGTCCGGTCGTGAGTGAATATGTAGAGGTTTCCAATGAACTGGAAAGCACGCTGAATAAAGTGCGAGGTGCTACGGATCGGTATAACGAAACCCTTTCTGCAAACAAAATAGCGATGAAAACATTGATGGATATGTACAAGATCAGTGCAGATGACATCAATGCGCAAGGGGAGGCCATCAAGGATTTAATCAAGCGAAAGAAACAAGAACTTGCCGATATAAACAAGGAGGTCGCAACCACGGAGGACGAAATCATTTCACGGAATAAAAGGGCCGAGGCTGTTGAGAATGAGATCAAACGCTTAAAAAAACTTGGACGAACGAATGAGAAGGCGCAAGAGGCTGCTAATAAAATAGCACGACAAGCCGCCAAGACACAGCTCGATTTAGAGAAGCAATTATCAAAATCCATTCTTGAACTTAGACAAGCGAGCCTTGAAAAAGACCTGGAACTTTCCCGGCTTCGCTTTTCGTGGGAACGCCAAGAGCTGGAAAACAAACTCAAATACGACAAAACGCTGACTGCGGAATCCCGGGAGGCTATAAACCAGCTGATCCTGAATATGGAGGAACGCAGGTATAAGGAGGAATCCGAAATACGCCAGCGTTGGAGCGATAAGGAGTTCGAGGAAGAAGCCCGCAATGCGGAGAACAGGATCAAAATGCGGTTTAATGCACAAAATAAATTGCAGACTATCCGCCAAAAAGAAGCACAGTTACCTAATTATGACATTCTACACACATCTGATCCGAACAAGGATATTGAGAAAAATGCCGCCAAAATGGATATTGCGCAGCAACAAATGGATGCTGCACAAAATAAACTTTCCGAAATACAATCAATGAGTGAGGAAACATATACGGCTCTCTATGGCGGTGTTTTGGAATGGCGTAATGCTGAACTTGACGCACAAAAGGCCGTTGCAGAAGCCAAACAGCAGGTCAACGACATACAACTGCAAGGCATTAAGTTGCAAGAAAAAGAAACGCAGATGTCTATTCAAAGCGCACAACAGATGGTCGGTGCGTTGGAAGAACTTGCCGAAGCCGCCGGGGCAGATGCGGGGGTTGTCGCAATGTTGGCAATCGCCGAATCGGCCGCTGCGATGGGAGCGGCGTTACACAAAGCATTTTCATCTTCCGCTACCGTTTGGGATGGTATTGCCGGGGCGGTGGCTGCAATTTCGACCATTACGACCATAATAACGCAAATTAAATCGCTCAACAGTTCCGCAGAAGAAGAAAGAAGTAAATACCGATACGCCTCCGGCGGCCTTGTCACGGGCCCGGGTACCGGAACTTCGGACAGCATCCCCGCAATGTTATCCAACGGCGAGGCCGTGATGACGGCCCAGGCTGTCAACGACTGGGGCGCAATGCTCTCGGCCATGAACGTGGCAAGCGGCGGAAACGCCATCCAGGTATCGAATCTTCCCCAGCGCAACGACGGAATGAAGGGGATGGAGCGCATGATGGAACGGGCCCTGATGAATATGCCGGCGCCCATTGTTTCGGTGGTTGACATCAACAAGGGGCAGAAGCGGGTCAAGGTTCAAAACAGCCTCGGAAAATTAGGACGAAAAAAATACGAATAATAACATGAATACCCCTAATAAGAAAGTGGGCCGCCCTCGTGCATATACCCCCGAAGCTCTTGACGCCAAGTTCGAAGAGTATGTCGAATGGGTGAAAGTGAATCCGGTTTACATCAACAAGGTTTCAGCAGGGGAAATAATTCCCGTTCCAACACAGCGTCCCCTGACATTAGTGGGATTCTGCCAGTTTGCGAGGATCAGTAAAGACACATTCCGCCGATACGAAGATGAGTTTTGCGACCTCCTTACGCACGTACGAGTGGCTATCGAGGCGGACCAGTTGGAGGGCGCATTATGTGGGCAGTACGATTCAGGAATCGTCGCCCGTGTCCTTCATCTTGCCGACCGCCAGGATGTGACGACCAACGGCAAGGCGATAACGGCCCCGTCGCAGCCTATTTCCGTGGTCCTCGATCCCGAAGCTGCCAAGATCATCCAATCCATAGGCAAAATGACAGTAGCAGTAAAGGAATGATGCCCGATCCCGTAACAAGTAGATTATGATTTTATTATTTCCTCTAACTCAATTCGATATTCACTACCCACATCCGCCTTAAATCGGGTATAGGTAGTATCACATAGTTTATTAATCTGAAATATACGGGGGAATATTCGAGTCGGCGCATCACATTCTTTTCCTTGCGCCAAATAAACGAAATCTAATAAACCACTTTTACTTATGTCCTTTTTTCGTCTCTTTCCCCTTTTCACCCACTCAATCTTATTGTTTAAGGCTTCCCCACGTCCGGTCATCCTGTAATAGAACACATCAATTGTTGTATTTGTAGAAATAAAACCTTCATTTTGCAAGGCTTCCAATATACGATTAGCCTGTTCATAACTCCATTGCACAGAGAAGTGTTCTGACTCAGATTGCGTCTGCGAACGTTGAGTGGCAGACAAGGCTTTATCCATCACTCGAAGCTTATGAGCTACCGACAACATCAAGGCAGAATTATATCCCATTTTCTCTATTACATCCGCAGAAAAGCCCTTGCAGTTTTTATATTTGGCTCTAATTTCCGAATAGTAACCAAACAATACGCATCTTTTATTCTCTAATATTGGAGCCAAATCATCGCCACAACGCATATTATACTGATGTTCAAAGTCATTTAGTCCCTCAATATATCCTTTGTAAAACAAGCCTTTATAATAATCTCGTTGCTCTGCATTATTTATTTTCGGGTATATCCATTCAATAAATAGAGCCATCCCAGGACAGGCAAAACAAACCGTATCTTTTCCGAACTTACCTCGCCACGCAGGTAATGATTTATAGGCAACATCGTCAGGTAATGAATACCAGGAATACAAGCTATTATTTGTAGTCCACGCCCATAAATCGGATAAATCAACAACAAGGCTTTCCGGGTTCTCGACGAATCCATTTACATATGCGGCCAGTCTGTCGGCCACTTGTTCTATCTGCGTCATAGCTACTCCAACATTTTAACCAGTTCGTTTTTCATCTCGTCGTCGATGTCCCGATAACGGGCAAATGCCCGGCTTCCTTCCTTGTGGCCAGACAACGCCCCCACCAAGTTCGGGTCTTTCACCTGCTTGTAGAGGTTGCCGACGAATGCCCGGCGGGCGAGATGCGACGAGGCCACCTCCCAAATAGGACGTTGCTCCGCCTCCCGGGTCAGAGGATTCAGGATCGTTACTTTACGTTTCAACCCCGCAGCGAGAAAAATCCGTTTAATCGCTTTGTTATATTGCTGTTCGGCCATAAGTGGAAAAAGCGACGAGCCGGCATAATCTGCATAACGGTTCAATATTTCATGTGCTATCGAGTTAAGGGGTACACGGACCGTCACCGGGTGGCCGTCCTTTGTTTTGCGGGGAATATACTCAACCGCTCCATTTATCAAATTATCTCGGGTCAACTTATAGAGATCGCCCACACGGCAACCTATCAGACATTGAAAAACGAATACATCCCGCTGAATTGCGAGCTGCGGATGCCTGGTAAGATTGGTATGATAAATCTTGTTACGCTCGTCAATCGTAATGTAGTATGGCGTCCCGTATATACACTCCTCCACGGGATAATTCCGAAAAGGGTTATTAGTCGTTTTGCCTACGTCATTCGCCCAAATGAAGAAAGTACGCAGTTTAGTCAGTATTCCATTGATCGTATTCTGCCCTCTTGGTTGAGGTTTCCGGCTTTCGGGAACGGCCTCGTAGATTTCGGGGTATTGGTCGCAGAAGGTGTATTCATTGCGAAGGAACTCCTCGATGTCCCGTAACACCAACGGCGTCACGGTATCAAAATCGAGCGTAAACCGGCTATCCATCACCCGGCAGGCATACAATTCATACCGCCTCAACGCTCTGATTACGACCTGAATAGCCCGCACCCGCCAATCGGACAGCTTGCGCTTCTCGATAAACTCTTCGTAAGCCTCGAAAAAGGTTTGCCGATGTTCCTCGATGATATACTTCTCAGGATGCAGGCGTTTGTCAATCTCCTGATCCAGCCAATCGGATGTCAAAGTCTCCGTGCTGGGTGCGGCATTATATATCTCTAACATCATATTCTTACGGTCAGCCACCGCCTTGTTGAACAAGGCCCGTTTTTCCGCATCATAAAGAACCTTTGCCTTAATCTCCTGTCGGGTAGCATCCCAATCGGATGGGTTAATCTCCAATTCGGAAGCGTGAAATAATTGAATATTTCGACCGTCCCGTAACCGAAAGCGGACATTTGCCCGATCTATCCGTTTTCTTGATACCCGTATAAAAGCCGTAACCGATGCCATATTACAAAATCTGTTATTCCGTGGTGCAAGTTAGAAAATTTGCACCACATTTGCACCACACAATGAAATCTTTTGCAATATTACACAATTTTATCGACAATTACAATATATTGATTATCTTTGCAATATACCAACAAACAGCTAAATATCAATGTATTTACAAAAGGCATAAAATTGCAATTTTCAAATATTGTCCTGGGCACACGAAAACAAAACCGCAGCTGATTGTCAATCGGCTGCGGTTTTTCTTTTTCGTTTTGTTCGCCCCCCCACTTGCACCGCTCGTCACATTGACAGCAAGGCCCCATCCCCGGCCGGCGCCCGGGCAACAAGGGCCAGCGCATAGCGATTCACGCCGCAAGGGCGCATGAGATCGAATCGCACGCACATCGTTTCAGTCTGAAGGTTCTTACGCGTGCGACTTCTTCGAGACGAACAGCGCGAGGATGAACGACAGGGCCGAGGCTGCGATCCAGAAGACGATCGCCGTGTCGAGGGGGTCGAGGATGATGACGTCCTTCCGGGCCTGCGCCTGCAAACACCCCGTATGGAGCGTCACCACGGCGAAATTCTCCCGGGCGTAGGATTGCAGGTTGAACGACGTTCCCAGCACCGTATAGTTGTTGTTGGCGCTGTGGATGATGAACGGACAGTTTTTGTCGGGCGAAATGGTGAAAAACGCCTCGCCGTCGAACTCGATCTCGCGCGTCGCCTTCCCGAATCCCGGGTCCACGGTGAGCGTCGCCTCGGAATTCATGCAGACCTTCGACCCGTCGGGCAGCACGATGTCGAGCCTCTCGCCGCACGCCGTGCGGTATTCCAAGGGCTGTGCGGCGCTGATCTCCGCCCCGGCCCCGGCTTCGGACGCGACATCGGGGGTGCGCTGCCAGAACCAC